GTGCGCCGGGCTATTTTGATGTGGTGGCATACACGGGTAACGGAACAGCAGGTCGCACTGTAAGCCATAATCTTGGTGTTGCACCTGAGATGATGTGGGTAAAGCGTAGAGACAGTGACCCAACTTATGCTTGGGCAACTTATGTTGAACCGCTTGGTGCTGGCAGAGTGCTGTTTCTTGAAAGAAGTGATACAGGTTTAGACACATCAAGTTTTTCTCCTTCTTCTAATTACATTTGGGGGGAGGGGTCTAACCCTACAGCGCCAACGTCAGACGTATTTACTTTGGGTGCTAACGAGCGTGTTAACGCCTCTGGTGGCAACTACATAGCCTACCTATTCGCAAGCGTAGCTGGTGTGTCGAAAGTAGGCTCATACACAGGCAACGGCTCTAACCAGACGATTAACTGTGGCTTCTCGGCAGGAAGTAGGTTCATTCTCATCAAGCGTACCGACAGCTCAGGCGATTGGTATGTCTGGGACACAGCCCGTGGTATTGTCGCTGGCGATGACCCACACCTAAGCCTCAACACAACGGCTGCTGAAGTTACGTCTGATGATAGCATTGACCCTGCAAGCAGCGGATTCATTGTCAATCAGGTGGGTGCGACTAACATCAACGTCTCAAGTGCAACCTACATCTTCTATGCAATCGCATAACACAAAGCAAACATAAGGAGAACACAACAATGTATGCTAAAATAAACGATGGAACAGTAACACAGTTCCCATACACATTTGGAGACTTACGTAGGAACCACCCTAACGTATCTTTCCCAAAGGCTATTACGGCAACCATCATGCAAAAGTACGGCATGGTGGGTGTCCTAGAAGGGCCTCAGCCTACTCTCACAGCTTACCAAACAGCGCAGCACAATACTCTGCCAACCCAAACTGATAACTACTGGATGATTAACTATACAGCAGTAGATATGTTTGCTGATACTACAGAGACTGATGGAGAGGGTGTAGAGACTACTACAACTAAAGCTGAACATGAGGCTGCTTATCAGGTCACACTGGATGCTGAGGCTGCTGAGAGCAATCGTACTACACGAGATGCTCTTATTAAAGCCACAGACTTCTACGCCCTGACAGATGTAACTATGAATGCGGCTATGACCAACTATCGTCAAGCTCTGCGTGACATCACAGATCATGAGAACTGGCCTAACTTGGAAGATGCCGATTGGCCTACTAAACCATAAGTGTAATTCTCTAAGTTCCTTATAGGGGGGTCTAAGGATCCCCCTTCGGATTAATTAACATATAACAATATCACGAGGATATACATGCGTAACATTACTTATGAGGGTCCATCTACTCCCTTGTCTCAAGAATTAGATGAAATGAAGTACAGACAAAAGGGAGAGACCTTTGATGGTAAGGTTAAGCGTATTGCACAATCATTGTGTGATAATGTGGAACACCAATGGATCCTAGAGGATATCATTGGTCTACAACGATTCCTTCCAGCTGGTAGGGTACAGTCTGCAATGGGTGCAGGTAAGCTTGTTACTGCTTACAACTGTTTTGTATCAGGTGATATTAAGGATAGTATGGATTCTATTATGGATCGTGCTAAAGAAGCAGCAGAAACAATGCGAAGAGGAGGAGGTATAGGTTATGATTTCTCTAAAGTACGCCCTAGAGGTACTCAAATTAAGTCATTGGAAAGTCAAGCCAGTGGGCCTATCTCTTTTATGTCTATATTTGATGCAGTATGTCAAACAATCAGTAGTTCCGGTCATAGGCGCGGCGCGCAAATGGGTGTTCTCCGTATTGACCATCCGGATATTGTTGATTTCATTACTGCTAAACGTAATTCTGATAAGCTCACTGGTTTCAATATATCATTAGGCATTACTGATAAGTTTATGGAGTCTCTCTCTAAAGAAGACGACAGTTTTGACCTAGTGTTTGATGGGATTGTACATGAAACAGTTTCTGCGAATGAGATCTGGGATCTGGCAATGGAATCTACATGGGATTGGGCTGAGCCTGGCGTCTTATTCATTGATCGCATCCAAGAAATGAATAACTTATACTATTGTGAGGACATTAGTGCTACTAACCCATGTGGTGAACAACCTTTACCACCCTATGGTGCTTGTTTACTAGGCTCTTTTAACTGCACTAAGTATACAATTAAGAATAAAAATGGTAAGTACACATTCGACTTTACTCAATTCAAAGAAGACATACCTCATGTTGTTCGTGCTATGGATAACGTTGTTGATCGTACTATTTACCCATTACGGGAGCAAGAAGATGAGGCAAAGAATAAGCGGAGAATGGGACTCGGCGTTACAGGTCTTGCTAATGCAGGCGAGATGCTTGGATTCGAGTATGGCTCTAAGCCGTTCCTGCGATGGATGGAAAAAGTCTTCGCATGTCTCAGAGACAACACCTACTACGCATCAGCAAAACTTGCAGAGGAGAAGGGAGCATTTCCCCTCTATCGTGAAGACTACCTAAAGGGTAACTTCATTCGCACACTCCCAGCATTTGTCCAAAAGGAGATCCGAAAGCATGGTATTAGGAACAGCCACCTCACATCTATTGCGCCTACTGGGACAATCTCCCTCGTGGCAGATAACATCAGTGGGGGAATCGAACCAGTCTTTTCACATTCATACGAGCGTACCATCCAGACTTTTGACGGACCACGTTACGACAACGTTAAGGACTATGCTTTTGCACGAGGGGTCACAGGACGAAAGGCAGATGACATTTCAGTTCATGAACACTTAGCTGTTCTGACTTTAGCCCAGCACTACATCGACAGTGCTTGTTCTAAAACCTGCAATGTGGGAGATGATGTTACTTATGATGATTTCAAACGTGTTTACGAAACGGCATGGAAAGAGGGGGCCAAGGGCTGTACCACATTTAGGCTCTCTGGAAAACGCTACGGAATCTTTAATGAGACCGTGGAAGAAAAAGAGAAGGATGAGATCCAGACTGAAATCACTCCAGAGGAGAACGGAGCGAAGGCAGAGGCGTGTTTTTTTGACCCGACTACTGGGCAGCGAGAGTGCTCGTGAGTTATTAGATTAAAATAGGAGGTAGCGATGCCACAACAGATTATACCAATTACAGATCTAGCATCAGCTGGTCTTGTACAAGATACTCCTGCAGTGTCGCTACCACCTAATGTCTTCTCAGAGGTACACAATGTTCGCTTTAGGGATGGAGCTGTTAAAAGGTTTCCATCTGATGTTGATAAACTAACATCACTTACAAACGTTGTGTACGTTGCGTACTGGCCCTCTACACTGGGGGATCGGTATGTAGTGATTACAGACAATGGGTCTGATACAGTGTTCACAGTGTACAATGATAGCTTCTCTGTTGTCTCAGCACAAGGTGGTACTAACACTGGAGTAACTGGTGGTAGTTGGCAACACACTCTATTTAATGGTGGTTATCATATCATCCTTAATAATGGTAACTCTACACCTGTGTTCCTACAAGATGATGTAGTTGGGGTAACTGCACTACCTGGATGGGCCTCTTATGCTGTTGAGGAAGAGATTACCTCTTTTGAGCACGATGGTTCTGCCGGTGTTATTGAAGTTAAAAACACTGTGTTTGTAGACCCTGGTGCAGGTAATGCAATATCTATTAAGATAACCGCATTGCCTCGTAATACAGCTGAACCAATACACACTGAGACAGTTACTATAAATTCCGCAGGTGTTGTATCACCAGATGCAACATTAGCTGACATCGGCACAATAGCTGGAGTTAATTACTCTAATAACTCATTTAACTTTACCCCAGACACCTCTTCCGGTGGTACGGTTTATAAGATATCTGTAACATCTACCCCAGTAACGGCTGTGACAGCAGGTGTTATAAGATCTTATGGTAACCTCCTAGCTGCAGGTAACTTAAAAGAAACAGGTGGTCGTACTCTTACAGGCACTGTTAGAACCTCTGATGTTGCGGCTCCAGGTGTTATGCCTGAGAACTGGAACCCTTTTAAGAATGGTGCTAACACA